ATAGAGAAACCATTTACTGGGCTCGACTCCGTGTTGAATCGATCAATAAATAATCTGAATAGAACTCATAACAGATAATAGTCATATGGCTAGGAATTATAAGCAAGGGGTTTTCAAACCCAAGAATCCTTCGAAGTACATTGGTGATCCTACAAAGGTCGTGTTCCGATCAGGTTGGGAAAATAAGCTGATGCGCAAACTCGATGAAAGTTCAACCATCATTGGCTGGAACAGTGAGGATGTCATCATACCTTACATCAGTCCTGTAGATGGTCGCGCTCATCGTTACTTTGTAGACTTCCTCGTTGTGGCTAAAGGTCCTACAGGTGAGAAGATTATCACCTTGATCGAAGTCAAACCGTATGCTCAAACATTGAAACCAACGATGACTGCAAAAAAGACCAAAGAGCGCTTCATGGGTGAGATTGCAACTTATGCAGTCAACCAAGCTAAGTGGGCTGCTGCTGAGGCATATTGCGTCAAACGTGGTTGGAAATTCACAGTACTCACAGAAAACGATATCAACTTCGTTTAAAGAGGTGTAAGAACATGGCAGGTCAAATTGGCGATCCAATTGATTGGGTAGAACACCCTCTCCCACCAACTAACGGTGAGGTGATTAAAGCTGAACTCGGTAACATGTACGGTAGTGCGAAAGCAGCCGTAACGGGTTTGTATGACGAATTCATGAACCCTGGTGGTGAAGCGAAAGCGACAGCAGCTCCACCAGAAAAGAAAATTACTCGGATCAAAAGACTTGAGGATAAACTTGCCTCAGGGAAACGTCAATACAAGTTCCTGAAGTTCCCGTTGGACGTCGATACTGAAGCCACGCAAAACATCATGTTGATCAACATCAACGCGATCAGTGGTTCCCAGTATGCGGGTAAACAATACAAGGTTGTTGAAGGTGATGAGGCGCGCATCGAGCAGAAAGGTTCAAACAGTCTTGCTCGGCACTTCTCAGGTAATACCGTACGCATTGACACAGCGATTGCACTGCACATGCCACCATCAATTCAAGCATCGTATCAGTCTACATGGAACGCGTCTGATTTAGGGATTGCAGGGGCTGTGATGGACGCCTGGGGTGGTGCCGGTGACATGACTTCGTTTGAAGGTTGGAAGAATGCATGGAACACTTCGAAAGAAGCGCTGCCTGAAATTCTGAAAATGACTGGGGTCAAAGTTGCTGATGCGATCCTACCAGGCAAGGTCGCTGATGCATACACATGGGCCAATCAGATGGTTGAGAACCCGTATGTTGAAGTGTTGTTTAAAGGTGTCTCGAACCGTACCTTCAGCTTCACATTCAAGTTCATCCCGCGCAGTCCAGCAGAGCAGATTGCAATCAAAGAGATCGTTGACACCCTGAAGTTCCACAGAGCGCCAGAAAAGAAACTGAACATGTCCAACCTTTACTGGAGCTACCCTTCGACGTTTGACATTCAGTTCCTCAAGAAGGATGGTCAAGAAAACGAATGGTTGTTCAAAATCTCGACCTGTGCACTGACTGACTTCAACGTACAACAAGGTTCAGACAGCCACTATGCATCGTTTGCCGACGGTAGCCCGTTCTCCACTACGATCAGCTTGAGCTTTACCGAACTTGAGATCCTCGACAAAAACCGTATTTTGCAGGGCTTCTAATCTATGAGCTACTTCACAGCTTTTCCATTGGTACGATATGACAACTCGCTGCAGGTCAACTTGACTCGGCGTGTTGGTGTGTCGCAAGCAATGAAGAACAATCCTGCTTATTACTATAAGCATAACATCGGTGATGGTGATACTCCAGAGAACCTGGCTGATCGCTTCTACGACGATGTCAACCTTGCGTGGGTCATACTTCAGTTCAACGATATCGTCAATGTCTTTGAAGAGTGGCCTAAGCCTCAGTGGGAGTTCGATGCCTACGTCAATGCGAACTATGACGATCCGTATGCGATTCATCACTATGTTGACTTGGATGGTAATAGAGTTGACTACGAGACTACAAAATCTTGGGAGCGTGTGCCGGTCACTAACTATGAGTTTGAGACATGGATAAACGATGCAAAACGGGAAATCAAGCTGGTACTCCCTGAGCTGGTCAACACAATCGTTAACCGTCATAAAGAAATAATCCAAGAAGGTGTGTAACTAAATGGCACAGTACTCACGTAGCGGTCAGTTTGAACTGGTCAAGGCGACAATCTTGACCAATACGGCGAACCCTGTTGAACTCGACCTTGCAACTGCATTCACTGATGCGGTCATCTATGAGACGATCTTTGACTACACAATGTCAGGGAACATCTCGTTTGTTGACACGAATAACCTTGTGCAGAAGTATGGCCTTGGTCGCGGTGAGACTGTGACCTTGCAATGGTACACTACAGGGATTGAGAACTCTCCAATCACAGTGGTTGGTAAAGTGTATGACTTGCAGGGACCGATGCCTTTAGGTGATCAAGCGTCTGGCTTTACATTGCACTTTGCATCACCTGAGTTCATCGCATCGATCCAGCAGAAGCTCTTCACGGGCCATAACGAGGCGTGTTCAGACATCGTTGATCGTATCCTCAAGAAGATCAACAGACAAGCGCCAGCGAAGCCTAAGGGGCTCACAGCGACACGCACGCGCAACATTGAACACATCGTCTTCAGTGGTCATACACCTGATCGTGGTATTGACATGTGCTGCCGTCGGGCCATCTCGACAACTGGCATGAATGGTTATTTGTTCTATGAGGACAACACTGAGTTCCGATTTGTACCAATTGAGGAACTCTATGCTCAAGATCCTGTCATAGAGTATATCTATCGAAGCGCGCCGACCTACAATGATGTCGAGAATGCACACGAAGAGAGCTTCAACACCTTTCAGGAATTCGAGATCGAAGAGTCAAACAAATTCATTGATGACCTGCATGATGGTCAGTACGGTTCAGCTCACGGCTTCCTGTCGATTATGGACAAGAGTATGACCGTGCATAACTACAATGCAAAGGACAAGTTTGACAGCAGCAAATCGCTTGGTAAGACTGCCGTATCACTGGATCAGAACTTCAACAGCGAGAACAGTGACCGTGTGACCCTGCATTATCGCAACACTAAACAGGATAATGAAGGGAGTATTGTTGATAACAAGCTGAAGCTCCTCAAGTCGAATTCGTTTGCAGCCAACATCGGCATCTTTGGCAACTCATCGTTGAAAGTCGGTACTACGATGAGGACCACGATCCCGTCGAACTCGAAAGAATCGATGACCCCAAATGCAACGGACAACATCTCAGGTAAGTTCCTGATTGCCGAGATTAAACACGTCCTACAACCTAAATCGTACAATCAGCGAGTGAAGATCCTGAAAGACTCGTTTGAAGAGGTGACATCTTGATTGACACAAATAACTTCACGCCTTGGTTTGGTACTGTTGAGAACGTTGACGACCCGTTGAAGAATGGTCGTTACCAAGTCAGGGTGTTTGGTTATAACTCGGCCAGCCCTGGCATGCTCCCTACAGACAACTTGCGCTGGTTCTCTAGCGCAGTGTCGAACAGTGCTGGCTCTCAAAGCGTGGGTCAGAGTCCTACGGGCTACAAGCACGGTTCTTTTGTGTTTGGCTACTACATCGACCCTGATCACCAAGAAGGGGTCATTCTCGCCGCTATTGCTTCGATGCCAGGTGGTATGAATGACGTCAGCGAGATTGCAACAGGTGAAGGTGGTCAGTATCTTGCAGAGTTGACCAACAATGCGGTCAAAGGGGTCCCTGATGCGCGTGGTGAGACGTGGGATGAGCCGACGACCACCTATGCAGTCGTCTACCCTAAGAATCAGGTGTATCAGTCTGAATCGGGCCATGTCATTGAATACGATGATACGCCAGGTGCTGAGCGCGTCATGATCTTTCACCGTTCAGGTTCATTCGAAGAGTTCCACCCTGACGGTAAGCGTGTGTCGAAGTCTGTTGGCGATTCGTTTGATATTCACTTGGGTGGTCATAACATCTTCGTCAGTGGTAGTCTGAACCTTGTTGCATCGGGTGACTATCGCGTCAGTGTGGGTGGTGAGATGTATGTCAAGGCAACTAAAGTGACTTTCGACACACCTGAAGTCGATATCTACGGCATCAGCAGTGCAAACGATCACATGAGCGGTAATGTCAGTGGTGGTTTCCACGTTCACCCTGAGACCAATCAGGAAGAAACACTATCGCCTATAGGCTATTCGCTTGAGTTCACCCCGACACCAAAAAACAATTTCTCGTTTGCGTATGAAGAAACACCTTATACTCCCGAGATTGTTGATATGGCAGTGTCTAACGGTTTCATCACAAAAGAAGAAGGTGATCGTGTTATGACCGAAGAGCCGATCATTGAGAGCATTGCAGACGAACCACCGCCGGCTGAAGTCAAGCCTGTGATTTCTGAGTGTGGTCTGGCAATTATTAACGGTAAAGTGGACTATTCAGTCAAGCTGTCACCAAACTTTACGCTCCGTCAGTTGTCTTTAGGTGCTGTAGTCTCGCAATACGCGATCAAAGATCAGAACGGTCTGACTTCAGAGCAGATCATCTGTAACCTGAAGAACCTCGCTGAGAACGTGCTAGAACCCTTGAAGGCGAAGTATCCAAACATGATGGTTACATCGGGCTTCAGGATCGGTGCCGGCAAGAGTCAGCACTTGAAAGGTGAAGCTGCTGACATCCAATTCAAAAATGCATCAAAGGGATTCTACTTCGAAGTTGCGAAGTGGGCTAAAGACAACTTACCGTACGACCAGTTTCTCCTTGAATACAAATCGACAGGGACTAGAATGCCCTGGCTACACTTCTCGCTCACACGTGGTCGCAGTCAACGTGGCCAGATCATGACGTTCTTTAACCACTCAAAGTACGCGAATGGATTAGTACAAGTAGCTTAACTCACAATAATTATAGGGAAACACGTATGTCAAGCACCATAACACTCGAACGCGCCTACACAGACTCAGCGACGATCGGTAAAATGTACATGCCGAGTGGCATCATATTCGATACGATTGAACTCCCATGGGCAGGCAATGAACCTGAAGTCTCATGCATCCCTGAAGGGGACTATACCCTTAATAAACGTTCTAGCGGTATCGTTAACCGTACATCACGTGGTAAATACACAGCAGGTTGGGAAGTTGCAAACGTTGCTGGTCGAACCTACATCATGATCCATATCGGCAACACTGTATCGAACTTTCAAGGATGTATTGGTATCGGTGAAGGTTTAGGTGTCATTGACGGCAACTGGGCGATTCTACAAAGCTCAGTGTCATT